TAGTACGGGCCGGAAGGCAACATCCAATTCAAGTCGGGCGCGGTGTCCGATTTCCGTGGCGTGTTCTGCTTCCAGCGCAAGGTGCTCCAGGAGGCCAACTATCCGCTGTTGGACTTCATGTTCCGTGCGGCGGCGCGTTCCTATCGCATCAATCGCAACCGTGCGTTGATGGTGGGCGACGGTATCAACGAGCCGCTTGGTTGGTTGAACGCTCAGTGCTTCACCAAGTTGGCGACATCGACTCCGGCGGCTTTCGATCATATCGATTTCCGTCTGTTCTACGCCAGCTCGCCTGTCGAGTACGGTCCCGTTACTGCGGTGATGCACCAGAACATGTTCGCATATCTGGCAGCGAAGGTTGACAACACCGGACGCTTCATCTTCGGCGACGGTCTGATGACTTACTCTCCGAATGATGTGCGGGAGAACATCCGTATCAGTAACTGTTTGCCCGATCCGACTGCTGGGCTGACGAAGGGCTCCGCGGCTGCTCCGTTCACTGCCGGCGATTTCCTTGTGGCGGCTGGTAGCTGGTCTCAGGCTTACTACATGGTGAACAAGCGTTCGCTGTGGATGGAGCAGTGGGAAGGTCAGTCCACCGCTTGGTGTGTGAAGTATGTCTTCGGCGCCGAGGACGGTGGCTTCACGGCCTGCTGCCCCGCCGCCCGCATCCTCACCGTTGGGTAATTCCAACTGATTGTTACCTGCGGGTAACATCAACCAGGAGGCCAAGATGGCTAAAGAACCAAAAGTTACAACGGACGAGCAGGCTGCTGAGCTGAAGGGAAAAGTTCCTCCTGTCCGTTGGAACCAGACCGTTAATTCTGGTTGGTACATCTCGAATGAGATGTTTCGGCGGATGGCTTATACGGGGGAGTTCTCTCCCGGTAAGGAAACCGCAAAGCCGAAGGCTGCCTCGCCAAAGGCTCCTCAAGCCGCGTAATCAAGTCAACTCGTAGAGGTTCTCATGAATATCAATGTGGCGAGCCAGAACAACGGCATCGTTGCCTGGACTGGAACGGCGGGTCGTCCGATCGACATCCGTCAGCATATCAACTTCGCTTTCACCTTCGAAACGACGGCGGATCTTGCTGCCGACGCTGTCTTCAAGGTGCAGTCAGCTCCGCCCAGCGATGTAGATCCGTGTGTTCCCGGTGCGTTTACCGACGTCCCGGAAACGCTCACCTGCATGCAGTTCGGTCCGCCGGATCCGACCACGGGATTCGTTATCCCGACCGGGACCAAGAAGGGGACCATCTGTACGGCAACCCTGCCATGCCGGCCTGATGCTTTCATCCAACTGGTTGGCACCGGAGCAGCAACAGTTCTCGCTGTGGCTGTTCTTGGAGGCCCCCGTTAAGGAGCTGTTATGAACTTGAATATCGCTTCTCAGCATCAGGGTATCATTGCCTGGTCCGCTCTTGCTGGACCAGTCAATCCTGGCATCGATATTCGACAGCATAACGGATTCTCGTTTACGTTTACTGTCGATAGTGACATTGCTGCCGAAGCAGTGTTTGAGGTCAGGTCGGCACCTCCTCTCCCTACAGACAACTGTATGGGAGACGTCGCTAATGCGTCTGATATTCCGATAGTTGCGTTCTGCTCCACAAATGGAGAAATCGCAGCTCCGAAGTCTCAGATCATCTTCCCCGTTGGTACGAAGAAGGGTTCTGTCTGCACGGCTACCATTCCGTGCAGGCCGGACGCGTTTGTCAAGTTGTTTGCGGTCAGTGGAGACACCGGAAAGATTACTGCTGTGGCTGTTCTCTCTGGTCCCCGGTGAGACGAACTGCTACCAAGGCGGTGAAAGTGCAGCCGGGCGATCAGATAGTCGTCCGAGCTGCCCTTCCTCCCGATACAGGTCTCGCACGTCTGTATGTCTGGGCAAGAGAATTTGGATGCGAACAGTTTTCTCCTTATGTTCTTGATACAAATAGCCTTGCTCTCAACGGTCGGCCAACTATGCTTCCGACATTAAGTATGAGATTAGTTTCTCAACGTCCTGCGCATACGATTAGTTTCATGTCCGATTTCAAAGGTCAGGTCGTTATTGTTCAAGAAGTTGATACTTCTGATGATAAGCTTGCTAAGGTAGAACTCGAGCTTTATATGGGTACTCGATCTCGATTAAGTCGCTTCAAACGGAGACTAACGGAATGGCCGAAGACAGTGACACTCTGAAGGTCCGTATGCTCCGCGTCAGCGGAAGGAATAAAGAGATTCAATGGTTCGAGTATCGACCCTCGTTTCGCGTTGATATTGTACGCATCGAATGGGAACTCGACACAATGGATGTTGAACTTGATTCTCCCATTGCTGAATACTTGCTGCGAGCGGGCTATGCTGCACCCCTTCCCCCGGGTTCGGCCCCTCCCATAGCACCCATAGAACCAGAACTCCCGCAGGAGCCCTCAGCGGCGCCAGTTCCTCCCCCTTGGAAAGCTGCAGAGGAGACGCCACCCCCTTCTGCACCTTCGTGGTTGAAACCAAATGGTGGCGAATAAAGGAGAATCTCAATGATTCCGGTTACTTGTCGTCCCGGCTGCGGTCCGGGGACCACGACTCCTCTTGCCGCACCTCCGTGCTTCACTTGCGTGGCGCCCGTCGTCCCGTAAGTGATGAACCCCCATCCCTACTCCGCTCCCCAAAGAACGAGCTGGGGTGGGGGACCACTCTACTTCAAAGGTGAAACCCATGCTCCAGTTTAATGTAGACGACGCTGTCCGTGATTCGTGTCAGGTCTGCTGCTGTGAGCAGGTCGCTTTGAAACCCGGAACGACATCACGGCTTACGATTAATTATGCCCCGTGGGCAGTTCCTATCGGTCGGTTGCATTGCCAGCCACAGTTCGCTCTGGAACAGATGGCTCTGTGTGGAGTCATTCCTGGCGCGCCGGTAAAGGTTGGCGGAGCCAATGTGGCATTTGATACTCTTGCGAATACGCCTCTTGAAGGCGATCTCACTGAGATGATTGAAGATCCTGACGGCGTTGAGCCGATGACTTTCAAGCTTGTTCCTTTTCAGGGACCCCATCATGGCGTAGTTACAGTTCAGAAAACTGGACTGTTCGAATACATACCCGAAGGCGGGTATAACGGTCCCGATCGATTTTACGTCAGCGCCATTGACGTGACCAACAAAATGTCCATTTTTGAGGTTCTGATTGGTGTCGGGACGACGATCTCTGACACCATGCAAGAGACACCTCATGTCACGGTCGAGTCGTTCACCGTGAACTACGCCCATTATTTCGTCACAGTCGCAATCAGGGTCGCGCCGAACGCAGACCAATGCGAAGTGTGGCGTCTAACTGCCAATATGCAGGCGATCGATTGTAACTGTTCTTGTTATAATCGAACTGACTGTTTCGATATTCGAATGAGCACCTGCTAATGTTGAGCAGTCCCGCCTATACTCTTACCCCAACGCCTGATCGAATCGACCCTATCAAAGAGGGTGAGGAAACTGCTATCAATTGGAATGAATATCTGAGTATGGATATTATTCGTCAGCATACTAAGACGGATGATGTCCCAGGTGTAACTGATGAACAGCTGAAACTCTATCGTAGGGCGGCTGTTGAGTCTGCAGAATTCTATACTGGTTTGACTCTTACCAAGCAAAGGATAATCACCGAAATTCTTCCGATGCCGAAGCGTAGGCCTGGGCACGAATACCATGTCGTTAAACTCAAGAATGCTTCGAGCGATGGGATAGTCTATATCTACGGGGATAGTCGTAACCCCGAGACTATTCATATCGTTCCAAACACGCGCAAAGTGCGGATGCAGTCACGGTTCTTCTACAACCCTGATATGAGTAACTGCTGTGATCCGTGCGCCGTTGCAACAAATGGACTCCGAATTATGTATCGAGCAGGATTCTCCTCTGCTGACCAGGTTCCTGCTGGAGTTCTTCTTGGTATTCTTCAGTTCATTGCCTGGGTTGTTGAGCATCCTGGTGATGAAGTTCTTAGCATGCGCAACACTCTTTCTGCCCGCGGTGGTGCGATTATCGGAACCAACAATATTGCTCTAATCAGCGGTGCGTTGGAGTCTTGGCGTCAATTCGATCCTGAGGCGTTCTAATGGCTCGGGTTAAGATCAGCGAATTGAAACATCGTGTTGCAATCTGCACGATGAAGGATGTTGTTGTATCTGCTGACCGGATGGAGCTGCGTCGGGAAGCTGTAGTATGGACGAGAGCGAAGATCGAACACCAGCAGCATCTACCTTCATTCGTGTCAGAGATGGGTTACGCAATCAAAGAATTAGCAAATCGAGGAACACATCGTATTCGGGTTCGATCTGCCTTAGGTATCGACTATAGTTCGGCGGCTTGGATCTACGAAGAATTTTTCAAGAGCCCGCCTCGTTGGTACAAAGTCTTAGGTTTTGTCGATGAACCTCGTGGAACAATAATGCTCGAATGTCATCTAGTGGAGAGCAGCGATCTTGCTAAACCAACAGAGAGTGACCTCAATCCTGAACGTATGCAGGTGACTCTATGATTGAGATTTCTTTTAAGGCTTGGGCTCCGTTCGAAGCCAAATATGACAAACGAGCATTCAAGAGATGGCTTAATGCGGTAGCTAGAGAGTCTGAAAAGGCTTTCAAAAAGATGGGAAGTTATCCTCCCGCATCGAGACCTGGTCAGTATCCGGCAGTCCGAACTGGTGCATTGCGAGCATCAATCAAGACAAGAGTAACAAACGATAGTGTAGAGATTAGCAGCAATCGTCCGTATTCAGGATATCTACGTCACGGTACGCGAAAGATGCAACGTCGTAAAATGTCTGACAATGCTTTGCAGGAAGGCATCGAAGCCGCTAAGAGACGTTCATCTAAGTGGGTAGGTTGGTCTCGCTGATGGACGCAATTACGCCCAAAGATGCACTTCCTAAGATTGAGACTCGTCTCTTGCCTGCTCTTGCTGCGGCGATCGCAGAATGGTTTCCTGAGTTGGGAGGCCGTGCGATGGCGGTTTCTGAAAGCTCAGTAACGAAGGAGAATATTCCAATTCTCCCGTTGGTCGTAACTGCCTTTGTTCGTACCGTTGCAGAACAGAGTGTGGCATCACGCCAGAGCCAGTTTGAGATCACAGATCATTTTATTGTTGAGTTCTGGTTACCTCCAGAGAGGTACAAACGTTCTAATGGAACGGAAGCGCCCTTCTGGAGTTACTATAATTACGAAGCAATTCGAGATAAGCTTCTAACGCATATGGCGACTTGGCAGGCGCCTAGAAATGCTCGGATTGCTTATCGAACTCTGGATACAGAAGCTGACCACCTAGCTGTGACGCTGACTTTCGGTTTCATAGCTGCTATCAATTGGAAGGCTTGTGTAAATGCTCCACCAGACTGGATAATCGACGGTATCCAGTTTAATCTCTGTGCTCCAGCTTCTGAATGCTGTGTGCCAGAATGTTTCGATCCCGTCCCGTGTGAAGATCCCTGTCCATAGGAGAGCCCGATGGCCATGATTTATGTTCGTACCAAACCAGGCCGCAAGGCCTTCTTCCAGGGGAAAGTTCTTCCTCAGGACAAGTTCGTTCCTGTTCCCGATACTCCCTACATCCGGAGGCTGGTTAGCCATTGGGGGGATCTCGAAGTCGAAGGTGGTTACGATCCCAAAGCAAAGGCAGCATCGACCAAGGAAAAAGAACCTTGGCACCCCGTAGGAGGTAAGGTCACTCCTTCCACTCCGCCTGCTCCAGGTACTGGAGCTCCGACACCGAAACCTGCGTAAACCGTCCCTTACCGGACCTAATTTAATCACAGGAGACTGACTTATGTCAATCGACAGTCTGCGGTCCGGTGCTATCCGGATCTGTTTCGACCCCAGCCTCAATGCTTATCCGAACCGCTGTCGCATCCTGGTCGAGGGTCAGATGCTCGACACCGGTATGGCGGAAGACGGCGAATTGATTAAGATGCCGTCGCTGAAAGACGTCGATCTTCTGTTCGGCGAAGGCAGCATCATTGCGGAAGGCCTCCGAACGGCTTTCCTGTGCTGCCCTGAGGGTGTGATGGAGTTCTATGCTCTGCCGCACAAGGATGCCAGCGTCGGCGCTGATCAGAAGGCGTCGTATGCGGTGACCTTCACTGGTGTGGCAACCACTGATGGGCGCGCGGATCTGTTCTTGGTCGACGGTCGTTACAATACGTCGACTCGCGTATACGAGGGCGACACGGCGGATGTAGTCGCCACCAATGTGGCGTTGGATCTCAACGAAACTCCGGGTCTGCCTTTCGAAGCTGTTGCAGCTGGCGGAGTTGTTACTCTGACAGCGAAGAATGCCGGTTCGGTCGGTAATGCCATCAACATTATCTACAACTGGCATCAGCGTCGTGGATATGCCCCTGTGGGTATTGAAGCAACGGTTGCTTTGGTCTCTGAGGGTACTCACATCGCTTTCACGCCTCCGGATTATGCGGTGATCCTGGGTGAATGCTGCTATTGCTGCATCGCGATGCTGTACGCCAACGACGACTGGCAGGATGCGATGATTGCTTATATCGCGTCGGCCTGGGATTGTTCGAAGCCGCAGTGCTTCGGTCACGGCTACACTTACAATTACGGTACGTTGGGTCAGGTTCTTGCATCTGACACCAACTCGGCTGAGGTCAGCCGTATCGCTCATTGCTACGCAGATCCGGTTGCGGGTTGGCAGAAAGCAGCCGCCTATGCAGCTCACTCGTGCTGCGCGACCATTGACCATCCGGAG